GTTCCCATGACCCATAGCCCACGACCCGGAGGAGTCCATTTGAGGGTGAATAGGCGGTCAAACGCCTCCTTAGCGGATGCAGATGCCTTTGAGTCATTCCAAGGCAGCCTAGAAGCCTTACAGTGGTCTTTTTGAAGGGAATACATACCATTGATTACACGCTCACAGACATCAGCCCAAGTTTCCTTTGTTCCGTCTTCCTTCTTGCGTGAATAGGTGCGTAGGAATGTAATCTCTCCTACTGAGTTTCCAGCTACATCTTTATAGCCGAAGGGTGATTCTTTCTTGCGGTAATCGCTGATAAATTCATCAGAAAGCTTAAATGAAAACATTAATCTCCTTTGTTAGTTGGTGGATGGTCTACCATTATAGCACACTACCTAGACAAAAGAAAACCCCCACCGAAGTGAGGGTTTCTTTTGTGAAACTGAGGGCTATTAGCTACCTGCACCTGTCGAAACAATAGTTCCAGCAGGAACTAGGAATCCACCGGTTGCAATGTGACGAATTCTCATTTCGAAGTCATCATTGTCAAAGCCACCTTCACGGGCAGGAACTGCACCGCCACCAAGGTAGGTTCCACCATTAGACTTGATACGAAGCTCAGGAGCCTCGTGACCACGAAGGAATCCAAGTGCAACAGATGGGTTTAGGCTCTGGCCCGGAACTGGAATCAAGAACCAGAAGGCATCAGCAAGTGAGTTATTGTAAATCTTCTTAATCCAAGGGTTTACAACAACCTCAACCTGTGAGCCAACAAGGTTTCCAGTGATTGTCTTAGTTGTGATTGAGCCTGATACTGTTGCAGTTTCAACTGACTGGATAGCCAGAATCTTCTTCGCAGTAGCCTCTAGTGCCTGTGGAACAACCAAAGCAAATCTGCTTACAGCAGTAACTGGGCGACCATTGTAGGTCTGTAGATTAGCTGCCTGAATAGCTTTGTCTAGGTTTTCCATTGTCAATGCACCATTGCCAGTAAATAGGTTCTGGTTAGTTGAGTTGAAGTTAGTGGTATTTAGACCAGAGCTTGTAACAAGCTGCTTTGTAACTTCTTCGTCTTCTTTTCCAGCAGCCTTTAGGGCAAGCTCTATAGGTAGACGCTCAAGTAGAGAGATATTTCCATCATTTACGATAGACTCCCATGAGAAGCGAACACGCTGACCAGACTTCTTTACAGCTAGTGTCTTCTCTGTTACTGAGAACCAACCAGCAGCAGGATACTCATCATACTCACCGACAGTTGGCAGTGAACCCTTGCGGAAGGTGTCACCCTGATTATCTGAGCCATCGTCATCATAAGACAAGCTTACAAATGACTGTGCACGGAAGTCATCTACTACAACCTTAGTTGCGAACATATCCCAAACCTTTGGAAGAGCTTGGTAGTTCTGAAGAAGAATCTTATTGATTGTTGGGGCAAGCTGAGTTGGAAGGTCGCTTGTAGAGATACCTTCCTGAAGCTTTAGCTTGTCATTGCGGTCACCACGAATGGCACCTTCTAGAAGCTTAGCTGCTTCCAATTGGCGTGGGGTAATGTTTTCCATAATAATTATCCTATTCCTTACGCACTCTGGTGTAGACGAACATAGACATCACCAGCGGTGCTAGTAGTCTTCGCCTTAATTGCGTGACCAATAAATTTATTGCTAGTTGATGTAGTTGTAACTGTTCCTGCACCAGCACTGGTTCCACCAGCTAAATACATAGCTGCACCAACTGTAACTGCTACAGATGTGGTCAGCTTGAAAACGCCGTTTAGTTTTAGAGTGGTGTAATAGTTACCATCTTCACCTTTAACTGCATCTTTTTCTGCCACACCGACAACCTGACCAACCTGAACTAACATACCTGATGTAACAGCACTTGTAACAGGGAAGACTAGCTCGTTGGCATCTTTGTAAATTTCAATTTTAGACATTTACTTTTTCCTTCTACTTATTGCCTGAAATGCGGTTTACAATGTCTGCAAACTCATCTACTAGGCTTGACTTTGATGCCTCGTGGATAACACCAGTGGTGTCAGCTTCTGGGGCGGTAACGACAGACTCAGTGATTTCAGCAACATATGCCTTCTCATCCGTAATCAGTTCGTCAACTGATTTAACATTGGCTTCTGACTTAAGGGCCTCAACTACACGAGAGAGGGCCTTGGTCGGTAGACCAGACTCGTTGAATTTAACAGCGATGTCAATTGGGTTTACAGCTTCTAGAGTTGCCTCTTCTTCTGCTGTGAACTCAGCTGGCTTTGCTGCTTCTGCCAGAATCGAAACTGATTCGACTACTGGAGTTAGTGCCTCAACGAAGGCAGTTTTGAGGTCAGCAATAGCTGCGTCAAATTCTTCCTTAGTAATGGACATTCCATTTCCTTCCGATAATGATTCTGTAACCGGAGTGGTTTCAGTATCTTTTCTGGTATAGCTTTCAAGAAGGGAAATAAATTTTCCTCCAGCTCCAGCTACTGTTACGACATCAACGCTAGTCAAAGGGTCTGACACGAGCGATTCGATGATTGGCCCTTCACGGCCTTCTGCCTCACCAATCTTGGCTTCGCCAAGAGCGTGTATTGACAAACCTACATCACTAGCCATTTCTTTAATGATTGGGGCGTAGTGAGAGTAGAACTCTATTTCTGCTACAAGACCATTCTCTGAGAACACAGCATCAGATGTTAACTTACCAGCAAGCTGGTGAACATCACGCTCTGGTCTATCAGAAGCCTCATTTACAGATGGGTGATTCATAAAAACTTTAGTTCCAGCTTTGAAGACCTGTGGACCATAATTAGCAAGCATTTCGCTTCCGTAATATCCAGAAGAACCCCAGCCAGCTTCTATGACTTTAACTCGCCACTTATTACCCTTTGTTTCAGGGGCGGTAAGTGCCAAATTCTCATTTAGCTTTATAGCCATAAAAAAATCTCCAATAGTTTATTTGCTATACACCATTATAGCATACACTTACGCAATAGGAGCGTTATCCGCAGGTCTTAAATCATTTGCATTATTCTGCATTGAACCAACTGCTCCAGAATTACCTTGAGATGGAACAATAGACCCTGAGTTATTACTCTGGTCAGCCGAAGAAGGCGGTGCATTATGCAACTTAGCAATGTCAAGAGTTTCAATAACTGCATCACGGAATTCATCATCCCAGATTGCATTAGCTTCGTGAGCAAGAGCAAGTGCTTGCATCATACGCTGGCTTGGCTCAGTTTCAATCTTAGGCCAATTGATTTCTAGCTCTGCCATGTTAGCACCAAGGAACTTCATTACCCTGCGATAGAATAAGCTCCAAACCTGCTGGCGTGCTTCCATTGCCTTCACAGTTGGGACATCTAGGGTCTGTGCGGTTCCGTAAGCACCAGAGGTTCCGGGGTCAGATAGCAAAGCCACAACAGACACCTCTAGAGCAGAAGCAACCATCGAACCTAGTGCACGACCATCATTTAGGTTCACAGAACCAGAGCGAGGCATCGAGCTTAGCTCCATGTCAGCACCAGTCACAGCAGTAGAACCTGCACTAGCCGGAGTTGCGATAGTCGCAGCAGCAGCGGTTGCTCCACTCTTGGTCTTAGCCTTCAACTGCCAAGCAAACATCGAGAGAGCCTTTAGCATACGAGAGCCGTCTTTTAAATACTCATTATAAGCGTGTGCCCAAGGTAGTGCAGGGAAAGCATCTGGAACACCCCAGATTTGACCAGCACGGCGGTTCACCTTAGAGGCAAACATTCTATACTTAGCATCAACTGGCTGATTCTGTATTGTTGCAGCAAAGCGACCACTTGCTGGCTCATAGGTATCGGCTGGATACCAGCGATTCATTTGAACTGGCTTAGGTGCAGTAGAGTTCAACTCTTGCTCGTAGCGAGTCCAGCTTCTGCGGTAATAACGAACCTGCTCAGGGTCATCTGGGTCTGTAACGACTCCAGTAATCTCACTAAAAGCGATACGCTGGAATTTCTTAGTATTTATTTCACCAAGCACAAAGAATTGACCATCTGTAAAGTGGCTACGCTCATTGATTGCTTGTGCCTCTGATGAGAATAAAACATCTTGGTTTTGCTGCTCTAAAATAACTTTACGAATACGAGGTGGCTGCTCAGTGAATGTAACACCACGACCAAAGATGTAGCTTGAGCGAAGACCGCAACCACGCTTTAGCAGTGGGTTGGCTTCTGAGTTCTCACGGATAACAGCAGCAGCTCTCTGAAGCTCCTCTAACTTGAAGCTTTCAGCAAGCTCCATGCCACCAAAAGTATTCCAGCCTTTGTCTTCGAAAGCTAGCATAGCCTGAGCCATGCTTGAGTAACTTTCCTTTAATAGTTCGTTTTCATTGGCAATTGCTTCAAATTGCTCTGAAAGTTGTTTGAAATCCATTAAAAATCCTTCTAAATTGTGATAATTCTATTCTACCATACCCAGTTGCTATAAAACGGATGCTGAGCGTCTAGCAATGCAGTATCATAGGAAATCAAATCTCCGGGCTTCTTATCTCCAAACTTCGGATTTACAATGTTGCTAAGGTCAGCAACTGCATAAACTAAAGCATCCAAATGGTCAGGGGATTTTACGCCACGAGAACGCATATCATCCTTAGATTCAATCTGGATAGAACCTTTAGCAGAGAACTTATACTGAATCATCATAATCTCATCTAGCAAAGTCTTATCATCTGGGTCAATGTCAATCTTGTCTGTAACCATTTGCTCACGCAGTGAGTCAAAGTTAAACGCACGAGCGTTTAGCCAGCGAGTATTGTCTGGGCTAGCAGCTGAGCCAAGCATAGATATAACTGTATACTTATCTTCACACAGATTCACAATGTAGTCAACTACTGGACCACCAAGACCCGATGCGTCAACACGCACTTCTGTAGCTCCAGTTTCCATTGCAAGTCTGTGCACTCGGTTGGCTGATTCAATAGCAGTAGCCTTAGTCCAGCTATCTAGCTTACGACAGCGACCACCACGATTGATGTAAACAACAGAGTCGTCTTCACCAAAGCGTGCAAGGTCAACGCCTAGATAGGCAGGAATCATCATGTCATCTTCGATGTCAGTGTCAATCACTCTGTCAATGGCGGTTTGTGAGAAGAAAGTATTATCGGCTTCATCTGGGAACTCACCCAAAACCTTAGACTTGAATCGAGCAGACTCTTCACCCCAAGAAATCTTCTGCTTTTCTACCCATGACTTCTGGATAAGTAGTGGCTTGAGTTCTTCTGGGATTTTCTCGCCAGTAAAGTTAGGGCTATCGTAAGCACTAATTGAAATCTTGTTCCAAGTAGGGTCTTCACGGAAGATGCGGTGGAACTCCGTTCCCCTTCGGTCAGGGTTTCCAATGGCAAGCACTCGTGCGTCAGCAGTATTAGTAACAGCTTCAGTAGCAGTATAAAGGTCAAGTGGAATACCACCAGCCTCATCAAGAACCACGAATACATAACGGCGGTGAATACCTTGGAAGGCAGATACGATATCAGTATCGGCTGGTCTACGACCAAACCCAATCAGCGTTCCATAGTTATCTTCTAGCTTCCACTCTTCAGACTGGTTAATATGACCCGGAAGTGAGAACCCACGCTCAGCAGCAATCTTGTGGTTGTCACGCAACTCACGGAAGAGAACTCGTGCAATCTGTGGGTAAGTAGGAGCAGAACAAATCAAAGCAATGTCATACGGGTCGTGAACAGCAACCCACCATGCTCCGAGGATACCAGCAACCGCAGACTTACCTGCACCATTACAAGATACCACAGCAGTGTGAGTATTCTCTACAACGCTTCGTGCAATCTCTTCTTGCTTAGACCACATATGCTTACCTAGAACATCGTTCGCCCAAGCAACTGGGTCATTCAAATACAGGGCGTTTTTAGAACGCTTGCGGAGGTCACGGATTACCTCGTCAATTACATTGTCAATCATCGTATGGGTCACTCCTAAACCCTATATGCAATTCTGGCAGTGTGTGGTTTGGTGCAGTTTCAACAGCAGCCGATAAGCCTAAATCGCCACGCTCAGGATGGGGGCACTTATGGTTCTTACGCCACTGGTTTAGTAGATATAGTTCATCATCTCTGTCGGCTGTGAAACCAGCCCCACAGGAGCAGGACTCAGATAAGCTCATTATCTGCTACAATCTCATCCTTAGCGTGTAGTAGACCTTCAGCAACAATCTCTTCAAGCTCGCCCCTAGTAATCTGAGGGTATCTTTCATGTAGTTCCTTCTTTGCAAAATCCAAAGCAGCATCCATTGCTCGCAAGAGTATCTTCTCTTGGAACTGGGTCAGCTTCAGCGTGTTAGAATCAACATCTTCCTGCTGGGCATCAAGACGCTTTCCGATTGTTTCTAGTGACTTGAGTAGCAATCGCTGTGTGTCAAGGTCGCCAGTCTTCATTGCGTTTTCTGTCAGGACTTCTTTGAGTTGGTTTAGTTCTGCCAATAGCAATTGGCGTTGCTCATGTTCGGTCCAGATATTTCTGGAGGCAAGCAACTGCTTTACATGGACTACAGCCTGAGCAGCCGGGATACCCGTCAAACGCTCAAGCTCAACACCTGACTTACCGCCAGCTGCTGCTTTGATTAATACATCATCCAGTAAAGCAATTGCTCCAGCCATTAGAGTCCTTTATTCCAGACTAGCTTCTGAGCCTCAAACTGGATGCGAGCATCTGTAAGTTTGTCTTCTAGTTTCTCGACCTTGGCTACCAGTTCGTTGTGCTTTAGGATAATCTGCTGGACTATCTGCTGCATTTCGTAGAGTAGTTCTTGGTTATCGTTAGTTTCTTGAACCTCTTCTTCAGTTGGTTCAATTGGGTCATTAATACTTCTTGCCATTCTAGCTCCTTATTATTTGAAAAGATTTGAAAATATTGCGGAAAATTTTTAGAGATTTTGTTTCAGCTAGAAACTAATTCTCTGCGATTTCTTTGCGGTATGTCTGAATAGCTTCGTCAATGATATCCCAAGCTTCACAGTCAGTATCAGCTTCGAAGTATACTATCTCACAGTCGCCAGACTCTAGGTCGCAAAACTCCGCAATCCAGACATCTATTCCCTCACCTACGGGTGCAGGGTCATGTAGCTCTAGCTTGATGGAGTGCGAACCGAATCCACTCATGTTTACAATAATTTCAGACATGGCTCTATCTTATCATACCAAAGTTCTACTCAGTTACACAAATAATTCCAAATAGTTGGTGAAGTGGATGCGAGTGTGCCCCACGAAAAAAAGAGGTTCATCTTAGCATAAAATGGTTTCTTTGTCAAGGGGTTTTT